CTCAGACCGAAATCCTTGGTAAAACATTCGCGTAGTTTAATATGATATTGAATCAAACAAAATACTACGAGGGCATTGAAACGTCGCCCTTAAACGTAATTGACATCATTCCTCAGGAATCGAAACTTTCTGGCATTGCCACTCAAAAAGATCCTGAAGATGATGTTAAAAAGGTTAAAATCCTTGTCAAAGCCATTTACGATATTATGAAAATATACGGATATAATGACAAGAAGAGAGTATCCAATTCCAATGAGTCAACCTTAGACACTCAGAGGGAAAATAAAATTAAAACAAGAAAGGATATTCTACGTCTCGAGGAGATCTATCTCGAGTACGTTGCGAAAGCTGGACCAGGTTCTTGGAAAGATTTGTTCAAGTACAAGATAAACGCTTTCTTTTCCTATGTGATGGAACAAGAAATTCCACCTGCCCCGCCAATGATTGCGGAGTTTCCTGATTTGCTGAATCCTGCTACAATAAGTTACGGTAGAGGAAAGAGGTTCATCAAGAACATGGATAAGGAAACTTTGGAAAGTTTCGCTCAAAGTGTTGCGCAAAGTAAGAAAGGAGCGCCCCCAGTCTCGCCAGAAATGGTTTATGAGGCAGAGGTCAAGACGTTTAAACATCTTACTACATCACGGGAAGATATACCCGATTTCGAGATTTGTGATGGAAATTACGATTTCGGAAATTATTACTATCCGATAAACAGAGAGTCCATCTGTTTCCAATTGAAGAGGACCGTTCGAGAGATCTTTCGTAGGAAAGTTCCGTCTTGGGATGAACTTACCAAGCCGTTCGTACCCTCTAGTAGCTCACAATACAATTTCAATAGAAAAGGTATGGGAGCCATTGGGGCTTTTAAATCCAACGAAGCCATTACAAACTCATATGAAAAACAAGTGAGTTTTGTGAGTAAGGCGTTGGGACCCGTTCAATTAAAAGAAGAGCTAACCGAGCTCTACGGGCAAGCAGGAATTGAGGATCAAGAGAGAATTGATCGTGATTTTGAGAACATCATGGTCAAGGATACTATTGCTCTTCATTTCAACGGAGAAGAGTTGTGCAACCTTTGGAAAAATGTCATCTATCCGAAAATGATAGACGAAGCTCTCATAGAGCAACCTCACACAATTGTGATTGGGTTACCGGAACCTTTGAAGGTCCGCTGTATTACAGCTGGTCCACCTTTGACGTATTCGGTTTTGAAACCAATGCAAAAGTGGTTGTGGAGACAATTGAAAGATCAATCTTGCTTTCAATTGATTGGAACACCTGTTACCTCCGAAATTGTTAGAAATCAACTCGGTAGGTTGGGAGTCGGTGAGAAATTTATCAGCGGCGACTATAAGGCTAGTACAGATAATCTTCATAGTTGGGTTTCTGAATGTTTGTTAGAGACCCTTTTTGAGGTGTTTGGGGAAACTTATGAAGAAGGTAAGTGTGAAAAAGATGAATTTTCTATTCAAATGGAAAATTTTAAAACCCTTATGAAAAGGGCACTTACCGGTCACAAACTCATGAACCCCAAGTATATGAGAATGTATCGTCAGGGACATTTAACGTATAACGAGATCGATCTCTTTAGAGATCAAAAGGAAGGACAGTTGATGGGGAGTGTTATCTCATTTATTTTTCTGTGCCTTGCCAACGGTGCATTATGCAGGTATGCTATGGAAATTTCAGACTTTGAAAACTATAAGTTAGTAGATCGTCCAATTCCAGGGTATAAGACTGCTCGTCTCTTAATCAACGGAGACGATTGCGTATTTCCGGGCAAGGAGAAGTTATTCCAGCTTTGGAAGGATGTAACTGCCTTTGGTGGTTTAGAGTCCTCGGTTGGTAAGACTTTTGTGTCAGATAAATTTTTGACGATAAATTCAATGCAATTTTCTTATGAAGATATCAAAGTTGATTGGGAACAATTATCTGGTGAAACTTTTTCATATAAGTATACTGAAATCAAGTATGTAAACTTAGGTTTAGTGTATGGACAGAAGAAGAGCGGAACCAGGGGTAAACCCTTTTATCGGTTAGGCGCCATAAGTCGTGATCTTCATAGGACTTGTCCTTCGAATTTGTACGATGCGGCCTTTAAACAATTTGTTAAGGCTAATTCTATCGAACGTTTTCGAGAGAAGCAAGACGAAAATGGAAAAACTACCATTGTCAAAGACTTCTTTGGATCTCTAGCTGATGCCAAGATTCCTTGGTTTATGCCCGAATGGCTCGGGGGCCTTGGTCTTGTGCCAGGCAGTCAATCAGTTAGTAAGAGCGAAAAACGCTTTAGATCGCTTTGTGCATCTTATATAAGAGAGGGTTTAGGGAATGGATCGATTAAAATTGCGACCATGAGTAATCTTCCGGAATGGAAATTCCATAATCTTGTGTATAATGAGATTGAAGATTATGCTTTTCTAGAAAATCAAAATTTTAGAAAAGTTGAGTTTGATGGAACTGAACGTTCTCTTGAAGAAGAGAATTCTAAGCTATATCAACTCATGGTTGTTGACCAATTGTTGACGAAATCGTCAGAACAACTTAAAGCAATTGTTGATGAAGATCGAGAAGAATTAATTCTTCGAAGGGCTTACTTGAGAAATATAAAAATCTGGGAAAGAGCTTCTGATGCCGTAAAGAACGGTGAAGTCTCTGCCAGGATTTCAGACTCGGATTTAGAGTCAGAGAAAAAGCCTTCGTACCTCTCTTGTTTTGACGTTCGCATTGCGGACGCCCCTTTAGAAGTCGTTAACTAAAGGGTTGGGGTAGCTCCCCCTTAATGTTGAGTATATTTACTCTTCCAACATAACAGTTTTGCAATGGGCTTGGTTTGTCGTCCCAATATCATCATAGTAGATAATAAGGTGATGGGAGACTTCAAGGTCTTTTCACTACACTGCAGTTAATGAATTACAGAAATTGTTACGACCGATATGTTCGGTGTGGGAACCCATTTATGGTGAACCACGTTAATATTGTAACATATAATGTTTTACGTCTTACTTAGAGTGCATATTAGACAACCTATTTCCAGGATGGATGGTTATTGGAAACTTAAAAAGACATTAAGTTTGAGAAAGAAGGAAAACTT